TATTTACTGTTATTGGATAAAAATGACTAATAATATTTCTATTTTCATCATATTCAACTTTAACACCAGCATTATATAAAACTTTTTTGGATATACCTCTAAAAGATTCTACAGGAAGTTGTTCAATTTCATCCAAAGTTAATTGTGATTGTACTACATTAAATTCAATATTTGTATCTTGTGTTCCAGCTGGTGTATTTTTTCTACAACTAAAACAATAAGCTGATCCATCAGAATAAACAGCATTTGCATCTGATGAACCACAACTTTCACAACTTGTATGTTTTATAAATGATGTGTTTTTACCCATATAATTCCTCTTCTGTTATTTTATATCTTTTTGTTGCCCATTTAACAAACTTTTTAATATCTCTTCCATTTGCAGAGGTCATCATACAGTTTGCTATATTTGAAACAAATTCAACATTACCTTTTATATAACCTAGTCTTGGATTAATTCTATCTAATGTTGGGCTCAATTTACCTAAAGTAACATTTGAAACCTTCATTTTATATCCAAGAATAGGACATATACAATTTTTAGGAAATATTTTTTCCAAATAATTTGATGATAAATTAAATGGTAATTTTTTTATCCTAGCTCTTCTTTTAGAGGATTTGCAAGCGGTAACAGCAATACCCCTAATAGATTTATTATATTTTTTTTGATTAAATGCCATTTAGATAATTCCTCCAATATTCTATTGACCATTTTGAATTATCTTTAAAATCTTTAATAAGAAATAACATTGTTCCCATAACATTTAATCTTGACAAACCGTCTTGAGGATAATGTTTTTTATAGGCTCTAATTATTGATTCAAATTGCTCATTTAAACTTTTATTTTTTAATATATTTTTAGCTTTTACTGGACCAATACCTTCAATGCCTGTTATATTATCTACTGCATCACCTGTTAATAATTGTTGATGAAAAAATTCTATACCTTCATTTTTTGATATAGCTGATAAATTATTATATAATAAATTATAAAATAAACCACCAATAGTTTTCCAATCTTTATCTAAAGTTATAAGCATATATAATTGACCATTTTTAATATATTTAAATGCTTCAATAGATGCTGTATCATCGGCTTCATAATTTTTAACCATTGTAGGTTTATATTTTTTAATTACATAATTACGACATGTTACATAATTTTCAGGCTTTTCTCTTCTTTTACCTTTATATTTTAAAAAGTCTTGTTGTATTTCTTTTCTAAAATTACCGCCTCCTGAAATATGTAAACTATATTGATCACAAGCAGTATTATCTTTTACTTCTTCATATATTTCATCAAATGTTTTTTCTACATTTAAATTTTCCTTTATTGATTTGTTACAAGCTCTATATATTAATACATCACCATCAACAATACCAATTATTTTATTAGTGGGTTTCATACCAGTTCTTTCCTTCTTTAGCATCACCTGCCATTTGAATATTAAGTTCTAATTCCTTAGTAATAAAATCACCAAATGAATAAGATAATATTTCTTTTACTCTTTGTATATTTTCTGGTTTAGTTTGAACTTGAACTTCATCATGAATTAAACCTAACATATCAACATTTAAATTTTCTTCTTTAAACATTTTAAAAGCATTAACAACAGCTGATTTAACTGTAATTGCTTCATATGCTTGTAATAAATAATTTAATAATTTAAATGAAGATTCAGCATATATTTTTCTTCCATCTAATGCCGGAATAAAACCCATACCATCTTTATTTTGTGTTGTATAAAAAAATTTATTTAATCTATTATTTAATTCTTTTAATCCAGGAAAGGCAACATATAATTTATTTTTAATTTCTTTACCTTTCTCTAAATCTTCAAATCCGTTTACCATTTTACCTAATTTAGCAAAACCAGCACCAAATATTGTAGCATATAATAAGCTTTTAGCTAATTGTCTACTAACACCTACAATATCTGCTGTTCTTTGATGTATATCACCATTTAAAACATGATCATTTATATCTTTATTATTTAAATAATGACATAATGCTCTAATTTGATTACCTGAACTGTCACAACCAACCATAATTTTACCATCATCAGCTGTAAATAATTCTCTCATTTCTTTTCCAAAAAATGAATTTACATTAGGTACATTTACTATTTTTGAATGCCTTTGTCTAAATGTTGGAGTACCTACATTAAATGCTTCAACATAAACACGACCATTATTTTCTTCGGCTAATTCAATCCATCCCTTTAAAACTGAATGTCTAGATCTTAAACTATAATAATGTAATATTTCTTTTCCTAAATCACCTTGAATAGTGTGAATACTATCTTCAGTTATTTTTGGTTCACCTTTTGGTGTAAATTGAGTAGGTTTCCAACCACTATCTAATAACATACCCCTAACTTGTTCCATATTGCCAAGATCAGCTGGTATCATTTCATATCTTTGAAATGTATCATTACTGTTCCATTTATGAGTATCGTTAGGCTGTATTTCTTCTCCTAAAAATTGAGATAACATTCTACATGTTACCGCAGTAAAATTTCCATTTTGAAGATATTTAGCTGTTTTGGGCTCTTTATCAACAAATACTTTTCTAGGTTTTAAAGTTGGATTAACTTTATCTTCAATTTTTTTCATTTCAGAAGTTAAATATTCATAATGCTTTTTAGCTAATGGTAAATTAAACTTCCATTTATTTTTAACTTGTTCAGAACATAATTCAGCAATAGCATGCTCTGTTTGTAATGCCCTTTTATAAGTAGGCCTGTTTGCTATAAGTTCATGTGCTTCTTTAACTAAGTAATTGTAAACTTTGTGATTTAAATTAACGTCTTGAATAGCATAAATTTTCATTTCTTTTGAATATTTATCAAAATCTTTAAAATCACCTTTAGCATCATTTAATATTTTACCAAAATTTGCTAATGAATGTTTTCCTTCTCTTCTATAATTATTCATTTGTGATAATAACATTGTATCTATAAATTTAATGTTATTAGGTTTCCAATTTAATAATTTATTTAACACAACATTATCATAAGCAATAATATTGTGACCAATAATTACTTTTGCTTTATTTAAATATGATATTAATTCATTTAACGGTTTGCTATCTGGATCATAATCACTAAATGTTACTATTTCATTTGTTTCGATATTTTTAGTAACAGCTATCCAAATATTAGTAACTGTATCTATTAAACCGTTTGTTTCAATATCATATATTATTTTCATATTCTAATTTATCCTTAAAGTAATTATAAACTTTTGCATAAAGCATTTCTTGTGAACTATCATTTTGAAAAACTTTAGGAAATTCAACATTATCTAAACCATGTTCAGATCTATGATCATCTCCATTATATCCAGGCCTATGAACACCAACACAAAAACCATATTTGTTAATCATATCTAATTCATTTTTAAATCTAACATCAGGAATAACAATATTTCTTTTTGTATTTTTAATTTCTTTTTCCATTATTTTTACCCAAATATCTTTGTGTAATTCATCTCTAAATGCCATACCTATTTTTTGCATCATATCTCTTGGAGATAAATAAAACCATTCAGGCATAGGCTCTTCTCTAAATATTCTTTCACCATTATCACCAGATAATATAGCTTTATCTATACCAAATGTATAATGAATAAGATCTTTAATAGGTTGTGCAAATGACATTTTTTCAAATCCAAAACTTGTTTGTAATACATTTGCTACTGTATCTTTTCCTGCACCTTTATATCCTGCAACACCTATAATCATATTAATCTCCTTTATTATAATAAAAATAAGTTTTTTTATTTTTTTCCATACAAGTATGAGCAAATACTGGTTTATTTTTATAAGTATAATACCCCCATATTTGATTATTACCTGGTTTATATTTAGGGTTATTTTTCCAAATAACAGTTTTCATATAAGCATTTTCACAAAATTCACCTATATTTACTTTAACAGGTATTTCAATTTTTTGACCCGTTGTTAACCATAATATCAATATTATTGTTTTCATTAATGTACTGTTTCAACCTTTTTAATTGTATACAAATAATTACAAGGATAATATTTCCTAAATTTTTCATCAATTTTAGCTTCTTCAAATATAAGCTCTAAATC